GCATTGTTCAATGTACCAACAAACTTAGTGTTTGTAGGTGCTTCGAATGTACCTTCTGTTGTACGAGCAAATGCGCTTGTAGTAGCAGATTGTAGGATTGTCAATGCTGTTGGTGAAACAACTGCCCAGTTTGCAGCGCCACGACGTGTACGCTGAGCGATCAAGTTAGCAACACGGTTGATCTGAACAGCTAAAGCAGCGTGTTCGTCACCAACGAATGTAGCAGTACCTGAAACGGCTGCTTGGTTGTATGTCTCTGTTGCTGTTCCAGCCAAGTTGCCTAGCGATGCTAGAACTTCTTGGTCGATTTCAGCAGTGATTTCTTGTGCAAGAGCAGCCATGATTTCTGCTTCGATGTCAATACCTTGTTGGGCTTGTGCATCTTGTGCAGCTTCAAACGTCCATCGTGCGCTTAACTTACGTGTCTTCGCTTCGACGGTTTGTTTCAAGATTTGAATGCTCATTCTGTTACCAGCAGTACCTTCTAGTGCGGCTGTGTTAGCAGCTTTACCAGATGATGCGCCTGAATAAGCTTCAGCGATCTTGAACGGGCTGAATGCTTCTTCCCCAGCTACTACGCCTGCTCCAGCGTATGTATCGCTGTAGCGCACACGTAGAGTGTGGATTTGACCGACGGGGCCGGTCATTGGTTGGACGCCAACTAATTCGTTAGCGATAACCGTTGGCATTACACGGCGGATTACTGGAAGTATTACGCGGTTTAATGTTGCAACGTTACCAGCAGATGTTGCGCCGGCTGTGGCGCTTTCTGCAAGATACTTGCGGGTGTTTTCTAAAGTTACAGCCATTGTTGACTTACGGGTGCCTTGTAGGCCTTCTAATAGGGCTTCCTTGGTCTCGTTCCAACGGCCTGTGAGTAGTTCTGACATTTAAATTTCTCCTTAAATTTTTAATCCAGCGAGACGACGGATATCGACAATATTGTTGTCATTCTCGCCACTACTTGCGCTGTTCGGAATTTTATTTCCTGTTACCTCTTTTGCCTCTACTAGTGCCTTACGTTTTTGTGGAGCATCGCCAGCGATTACAGCTGGTAAGTACTTGTCAAAACTGCCACGTAGTTTAGGCGTTTGCACGCTCTCTAGTAGCTCAGACATAATAGCTTTTTGCTCTCTTGCAAGAGGTGCTAATAGTTCCGCCATAACGTTTTGACGTTCTTTGCTCTCCACTAGAGCCTTTATTTCTTGATCTTTGCTTTCTGCAAGTCGCTTTGCTTGTGTTACTTGAGCTTTCGCTTCTGCAACCATCGACTCTTTCATGTCTATGACTTTGAGCAACTTAGATGTTTCTGATTTTTCGTTTAGATAGCTGTTTTGATATTCGCTAGCATAAGCTTCGAATAACTTACGACCAAAGTCGTTCCTGCGAGCAGATTCGATGTCTTCTTTTAGTTGACCGATTTCTTTTGTAAGAGTCTTTTCAACTGTAGATTCGACTAAACCAGCTGCACGTTGTACAAACTGTTCTTTAACTTTTGCAAACGCCTGACGGCCTTCACGAACCAAACGAACCTTTGTTTCTGCAAGTTCTTGTTTATCTGTGTAGAACTCAGCGATTTCCTGTGCTAGTGCTTCAACAACAAACTGTTCAAGTTTAAAAAACTTGTCAGCCATTGTTTTTTGATCTTCGTGTAACTCTGTGACTTCACTAGCTAGTTGACGAATAACGAATTCCTTCATTTTTTCGGCATCTTTCTTAGCTTTTGCCACTACCTTAGCTTTAGCTTCGGCAAGTTGACTACGATCTTCAACGAACTGAGAGATTTCTTCACGTAGTTGGTCACCCAACATACGGTTAACTGCTTCTAACATGATTTCTTTATCATGCTCGTAGCGTTGTGCGAATTCTTCTCTTAGCATGTGAGTGACTTGTTCTTTGTTCTCGACGATGCGAGATTCCCAAGCCTTCTCAATTTCTGCTCTAACATCTTCAGAAACCACATTGTTTTCAAACAGAGATTTTAGTGCTTCCAACATGTGATTCTCCTTCTTATTGGAGTCCACCTATTATTTTTAATAGGCTTTCTTTTAAATATTTCTGCGCCTTAGGATCGCCCTGCACTTCCTTCGCTATACGAAGGCTACTATAACCTCCCTTATTATTCATAAGGTGTTCATAGATTGGTGTAGGATACGCTCCCGGAGCACTCGGTTGAGCTACCACGTCTACGGTGATAATCTCAAAATCACTTACTTCACCGGAACCGTCTTCTTTGACGTTCCCGGATCCGCGTGAACTAACTCCTAACTTCACACTACTTTCTAACATAGCTTTCACTAGTTGTCCCATTGGTGTTGGTAGGATTTTTAATTTACCGTAACCGTTTGGGCCATCCATCCACATTTCTGTGATCATATGGCTCACCCGGTCAAGGTTAATTCTTAGGTCATCAGGATGATCCACTTCGCCAAGAACTGAGTATCCACCGGCACATTGGTCGTTCAGGGTTTTGACAGCCCTGCCGATTTCATTTACAGGATAAACACGCTGATTTTGATTCCGGACGCCGCCTTGAATGCAAATACCTTTCATATAAAGGTTCTTGCCGTCTTGGCCGTCGGACTCAACGACCATTCTCGCTTGATCAAAACTCAGGTTTTCACGAAGATAGTTCATCTACCTAACCTTATCTGGCTCGGCCTGGAGCACCGTTGATTGGAGAGCCTGCGCCCTTATCACCGTTGTCGCCGTTACCCTTACGTTCTGCACCGTGTCCTGGCTCTTTCTTCTTGAATGCTGTTTTACCTGCATTGCCGCCTGGAACGTTGACGTTACCAAAGTTTTCTTCTTTAGTATTTGGCTTTAGCAAACCGCTTTGTACGCCTTTGCCACCGTCTGTGCCGCCTTTAGCGATATTAGCAGTAGTACCGCCCATATCGTTTTTACCTGCTACGATTGACTTGTTGTTTACACCGTCATCACCGTATTTTGGATTTGCTACTTTTTCAATGTATTCACGCATGAAGTTGTCGCTAACTTCGAAACTGTCTTTTACAGGTTCGTCGCTATCCATGCCCATTTCGTCGTCAGCTTCTTCGCCTTCTTCGTCACCGGCTTCTTCACCTTCTTCACCGCTCATCATTTTTTCAAATTCTGCTTTTAAGTCGTCTAGTGCGTCTTCTAAATCGACTACGCGATCTTCAATATCGCCTTCGCCTTCCATATCGTCGCCTTCTTCGTCACCGGCTTCAATATCGCCCATGAAGTCATCAGTAGCATCGCCACCAATTTCGTCGTCGCCCATAGCGTCCATGTCATCCATGCCGCCCATGTCGTCTTCTGGCTCTTCGTCGTCAGTTTCAGTGAAAGTAACTTGCATTCCTTCATCTACTTCTTCGTCGTCTTCTTCGTTTTCTTCAGACTCTTTAGCTTCATTAAAGTCTTCTGCTAAAATTTCTTCGTAGATTTCACGAGATTTTTCTACTACCAACTGATGGAAAAGCTCCTTGGCTTTATCTTGTTCATCAGAAATTAAATACTCGAGCATCTGCTCGAACTTTGATCGATCAGTCATGTTTGTCTCCTATATATAGT